CGACGACGCAGTGTTACTGCAGGTGTAGTACACCCCTTGAACACGTGTCCTGCCGCTAATGGCGTCATCCGAAGTTGTCTTCGTTACCGCCGAGATATCACTTGCAAAGCTCATGAGACCCCCCTATTAGGCGGTTGCTTTGATCACTGTGACCGTATACGTACCGGAAGCCGGATCAATAGGCGATGCAGTGACGTTAGCCGCACGAACCTTGACGGTATCGGTGGCAGAAACGTAACCAGTGATTACAAGACCAGCTGCAATCGTTGCGGGAACACCAACAATCACAGGGTCGCCTACAGCAGCACCGGTCACGGTAATGTTTGCGGAATCCGCTGTGGTGTTAGCCGAAAGGGAGGTGAAATCGATGGTTGCCGAGGTTTTGAGTACGGCGGTAAATGTTCCACCGATGCCCCCGATGAAGCCGTTGTCAGATGCGACTGGGCCTGAGAAGCGTGTCTGAGCCATTATATGGTTCCTCTTAAATGTTGATACTTAATAGCAAGCTTTCGAACAGAACTGATGTCTGCGCCAAGTTGTCTTGCACGTTCTGCGTAAGACATTTCTGGATTATTTAGAATAAAACCCAGCTTTGCAACGAATTTCGGGTCTTGCTGAAGCCTTGCCATTTGTGCTTCTGACAGCGTTTTTCGGTATTCCGGGCTTTTGTAATCAAAGGTCGAAGCCCGCCTGCCCAGCCGTATTTTTTCCCTTACCTCTTCACTATGCGTTTTACCACGCATCGGAGCCTTGGCAAAGTCTGCAACATTGTAGACCGTCTTTTCTTCAAACCACGCATCATTTTTTAAGAAGGCTTCTTCCAACTGGTCCAACTCGCTCAAGTCCTTACACTCTATTTCAATAGACCCATAAAAACTAGAGAGACCGTATTTGTTAAACGCGTTTTGCAAGTGAGAGTTGGGGTGTTTGTTATTTCGTAACAGCCTGAAGTGTTCCCTTAATCGTTTTTTAACCCGTTGCGACTGGCCGACATAGCACTGCCCTGTCGCAGCGTTAACTATCTTGTAAATGCCGCATACATCATGCTTGTATGGCATAAACAACTCCTTTTCATCTAGTTCTTGCCATTTTACGACTAAAAAAAAGGGGAGCCGAAGCTCCCCTTTTTCTCTTAGGCCGCGCCGGGCGAGCCGAAGATACCGCGCCAATCGGAGAAGCCGAAGCTGTAACGCTCACGCGCCTTGTAGCGCATGTTGCCAGTTTCGAAATCACCTTCAAAGGCGGTCTTCATGTTTACACGTTCAAACATCTTCATGCCGTTCGGAGCGTCGGTCTTAACGAACCATGCGTCCGGATCGGTCAGGTAGTGGTTGACAGTGTAGCCCTGCGGAATCATGCCCATGTTCTTCAGGGCGTTGATGTCGTTGTCGGCAGTGCCAACACGCAGAGTGGACTTCATGATGCGATCCGCAGTGAACTGAAGCTCTTTCGGGATGATCAGCTTCAGGCCTTGGATTGCGATCTTCAGGTTGCGCTCGTCAACCAACGACTGGATGTCGATGATGGCCTGTTCCAAAGAAGTCTCGGAAAGGTCAGCAGCGGTTGCCAGTTCGTTTTTCTGGTCTGGGCCACCAATGATAGGGTGATCCGTCGAGCACAGAGCAACGCCGTCGCCACCAATCGAGGTGGTGAAAGCGCCGTTCAAGACCGAAGCGGCCTTGATCTGCTTGGTAGTTGCCATCGAACGGGCCAGAGCGAGGGTGTAACGACGAGCCAAACGGTCGTACAAGTTATCTTCCACCGCTTCTTCCGTCAGAGAGAATGCCAGAGCAATCGTCTCGTGGGTGTAGCGAGCGGTAAAGACTTCCTGAGCGGTGTCGTATGCCAAGCCAGCACCTTCGGTTTTGACCGGAGCCTCACCGAAGCCAGACAGCATGACTTCCTCTTCAAATGCACGATCTGACGACTCAACGTCGTAAATCTGCAGATGCTCTTGCTCATAGTTTTTGTACTCAAGGCCGAACAGGGCGTTCAGGCCGGGCTCCAACTCTTTAACTAGTTGTGCGCGTGAAATAGCCATGATTTAGCTCCTATTAGGTCAGGCCAGCAACACCAATGCTGCCGTACTGATGCGCATTGATCTTTACGACGACTTGGGTGAAGTTTTCACCTAAGGAGTTGTTGGGTGCGTTGTACAGACCAACAATCTTTAGGACCAGTGTGTTAGTAGTCAGGATAGTGGACGAATCCAGTTCCATCGCAGACAGACCAGTGATGTTGCTGCCTGCCGTAGCAGTAACAGCAGCGTTCTGACCAATATCTGCTTGGACGATGTCTTCATCAGCCTGAACTAGGAACAGTTGATTAGGATCGTCAAGCACTTCAGCCAGAATCTGGCCTGAAGTGATGTTCACCGAACCCGGATAGTACTGCTTCCAAGTTGGCTTACCGGTTGTTGGATCAATGTAGTTGCAACCGTTAAATACGCCAACTGCGGTGGCGTGAGTGCCACTAACGTACTTAACAAGATAGCCACCAACAAGAGTGACTAGGTCACCCTGATAGATAGCGCCTGCTTGGTTGTCCGCAATGACATAGCTGTACTGCTTCTGGGCACCAGTAGCAGATAGATTGCCAAGAGGACGAAGACCAAAGGCTTTATCGACGTTTGCCATTTGTCTATTCCTTAAAAAAGTTTACTCGTCAGCCTTCGGACTTCCGAAGACTGTTCGGGACTGACGGGACGGCTTGGTGATACGCATGCTGTCATGCGCATTTGATTTCATCAAGTCGTTGTCAACAGCTTGCATTTGGTCTCGGGACCGTGAGCTGTAATACGCATTGCGCTCTGCTACCGTCTCCTCAGGAATTCGTGCTAAAAGCAAACTTCCCACACCGAGAACCCCGGCGTGTCGGTTGCTATCCATCGGAGTGCCAAGAAAGTCAGGGTACTCGTCGGCACGTACCAACTCATATCCCTCACGCAGGCGAGAAGCCACGTTAATACGGTCATCGTATCCGTTTGCTTCCGCTCTGATCCAACGATGCTTATAGCCCGGAGGAGCAGGAGGCGCATCCAGCTTCGAAGGAGGAGCCCACGGTTTGCGGCGCGCAGTTGCGGTACGGCTTTCGGCTTCCCGCGACTTACGATTTAATGAAGGCACGTCAATCTTATCCATGGTCTTACTCCTTAACGTATTTGGCGTATTCCTCTAACGGAACACCAAGTTTTTTGGCAATCGCTACCTGACTTGGGGTCAGTTTCACGCTGCGGCGCGCTGTATTAACTCCCGACGAGCGGGTTGCAGGAGCAACGGAATGCGCGGACCGTACTCTCTGTTGTTTTTGGGGCGCAGACGACGCGTTTCCTTCTTGGAACTTGTGAGGGAACGCTTCGCGGATACGCCTGTCCAGTTCATCATAATACTCCTCGCTCTGGGGGTCAAATCGTTCCTTATTGACCAACTGAGCATGGATACCAAACACGGCATGTGTCATCGGCACATCAGCACCGAACCACGGGTTCTGCTCCGCCCACTCCTCAGCACGAGGATCAGGCTCAGACGCCTGTTGCTGGGCGGGTTGCTGCTGTTGCAAAGCCTGTCGCTGCTGGGCCTGATACGCCGCAAGCTGTTCCTGCTGTTCACGCTGGGCTGCAGCCTGTTGCACCTGCCGCTGATCCATCATGATCGCTGTCAAACGCTCTTGCGCCTCAGTCTCCGTGTCAAAATCGCCTTCTTCACGGGCCTGACGGATCACCTGCTTTAACGCAGCGATCTGAGTATCCATCCGACCCTTGGCTTCGTTCAGTCGTTCCGCATCCGTGTGACGGAATTGCTGCTCCAACTGCGTTGCCCGTTGCTGGACGTTCTTGGCGTACTCAATCGCTGCCTGTTCGCGACGCTCCGTCTCTCGTAAACGCGCTGTCAGCTTCTCAATGCGCTTACGAACACCGGAACTGTACTCATCCAAGTCCTTGGCGTGTTGCTTCTGCTCCTGCGACTGCTGCGGCGGCTCAAGTTCTACCTCTGGGGCCTGCGGAGCGTCCGCCAAGACAGCATCAGAGCCATCTTCGTTCATTTCAATCGTGGCTGGACTCTCGTCGTCGCCAATACTGAACTCTAGTTGTTCATTTGACATGTGTTTCTCCTTTAGAGCATGTGGACAATGTCTTCGGGATTGGCAATCGTCGCCAAAACCTCGTCATCGTTGATAAGGCGTATCTCGCCGCCCTCAATCGGAATGCGCGAACCCGCATAGCGACCGAAAACAATCCAATCCCCCGGCTTGCACCACGGGCCGTCTGGAAACTTGCTCTCGTCGCAGTACGCCAACGGACCTACCTCAAGCACATAGGCACAGGTAGTCGCCAGTTGCGTCTTTTTCTGCGTCTCCTCTGCAATCGCAATGCCGCCCTTCGTCACTCGGGCCCCGCGATAAGGCAAAAGAGAAATACGCCAGCCCGTCGGACGCGGGAGATGGTCGCGAACGCTCTCGTTCAACTTCACCTCGTCCAACTGGCCTTCATCGTTGAAGACATCGTCGATGGTTGGGGCCCTATTCTGTTGCTGCTCCAACCACTTGCGCTCCAAAGCAGTCAAGTTGTCTTGCTTCTCTTCTACGGCTTCCATGCAGTCCTCCTTAGGGGTTAGTCCATCTCACTAAACTTCTTGAGGCGTTCTTTCATAACGTCCTCAACCAAGTTCAAGCCTTCCAGACGGCCCATCAGGAAACGATACCGCTCCATAGAAGTCACCGAGCCATTCAACACCATAGCTTCAGTGTCAGACCTCAGTGTTCGCAGGTCCTTTAGAACTGCTTCCGCAAATTCCAGCATGGTAAATCTCCATGAGAGCAGACGGTTCTAAGCTACCGTCTGGAAAGCTTGAAAATCAATAAATCTTAACCGGGTTATTCCCGTCTCTTTTCTTCACAATCATCGCAGGGCCCTGCACACCCTTCATCGCACCGCCCTTAGCCTTTTTATTCGACTTGCCAGCAGTAGACAAAGCAATCGCAACCGCCTGTTTGTTCGCTGCCTTCTTGCTCTTGGGCTTACTCGTGCCTATCGAGCCACTTTTCTTAAATGCACCCATCATCTCGCTGATATTGCCCGAGATCGTCTTCTGGCTAGAACCCTTTTTAAGAGGCATTTTGTGCTCCTTGCTGTTGACTGACTTGGTTAAGACGCTCTCGCGCCACATCCGCTCGTAACATCGCAATATTTTCCTGCGACTGCACACGTGCCATGTTAGCGCGCTGCACCTCCGCTGCCTTTTGCTTCTCTACTTCTAACTTCGCACCCTCAATCTGGATACGCTGGCTGTCCGCCTGTGCACGTTGCTGGATTTCTGCCTGCTTCAGCTGCACCACAGGGTCAGGACCCTCACCAGACAGCTGCGCTTGAATGCCACGCAGCTCCATCATGGCCTTAGC